GTGTTTGCTCCACCAGTAGATGCTAAAGCTTTGTTATTAGATTTTCCAACTGCTACGTTATCTTGAAGATTAGGTAAACCAAATGTTGATGAACCGTCTCCAGCTCCATAAGTTGTACCTACAATTGCAAATAATGCAGAGTAAGTAGATCTTGAAACAGCAGAACCATTACATTCTAAGAAACCTGTTGGTACTGATGCAGAAGACCATGGCACAATAGTTGCTGTAGGAATTCCTTCGATACCAGTAAGATCGGCTCCTGAAAAATTGTATTTTGTTGCTTCGTAATTTGCCATATTCTATTTCTCCTTGTACGTCCATCCTGTTGTAGCGTCTCCTGAAAATACTAAACAGAAACCGGCACCTTGTGTATTAACTGTAAGATCAGCTGCTGCGTTAGCTATATTAGAAGAGTTTCTACCAACAGTCAATGCGTTAGTATTGAAATCATATCCTTGGTCGATAAATGCAACTTCATCACCAGCAGTTGGTGACGCTGGTAGCGTTACTGTAACTGCTCCACTATTTGTATTTACTAAAAGTTGAGCACCAGCTTGAACTGTTTCAGCTGCTGTTATTGCTCTCCATTTTTTTAATTCACCTGCTTTTACAACATTAGTTCCATCAGAATATAAAGTGTAAGTGTGACCTTCACATAAAAGAACACCTGTTCCAGATGTAGTTTTAAAAGTTAATGTAAAACCTGCATGGTTACATCCATCTTCAACTATATAAGTTTTTTCTACTGAGTCAGGAATAGTAACATTAACGTTTGCTTCAAGAGTTCCTGTTAATTTAATTACTTGATCTTTACCATTTGATAAAGCACCATTAGTAAAAGTTAAAGCTCTAGACGCATCAGTTACATTGAATGCTCCATAACCACCAATTGCTTGTTCAAGAATTAGTAAGTTAGTATTTGTAATTTGTCCCCAAGTTCCTGAGTTTTCTCCAGTAGCCTGTACTGTAAGTTTTAAACTTGCTGATGTTGAATTTGCCATAATTTAAATTCCTTAATTAAGTTTCAATTTACTAAAATTTTGAGCTTGTGTCAAACTCATTATGCAGCTACTTCTTGCCACCCTGGAGGTGTTATAGGTGCTGAACCTGTGTTTACTTCATTCCAGATTAAAGCACTACCAGAACCTTGTGCCATAGTCAATGCCAAACCTGTAGTAGAAACATCTGCATCAATTACTATAACTGGTGTTGTTACACTAGCAGACATTGCTATTCCTGTTAAATCAACAGGAGTATTTAAATCTATTGTTTCATTTCCTAAAGCAGCAGACATTGCTATGCCTGTTAAACTAGGAGAAACATCTCCCTGCATTCCAAGAGTACCTAAATTACCAGTCATTAATTGACTTAGTAAATTTGCATCAGGTGCAGGATCTGCTTGACCAAGTGTTACATTAGCATTTAAAGTATTAAGAGTTACTACAACTTCTCCAGCCATTGCAACTGATCCAACTGCAGCTGTCATTGCAATACCTGTTACATCGACATTTGCATACTGACCTTCAACACCCCACGCATTTTCATTCCAACCTTGTCTACCCCAACCTGTTTGATTAAATGCGTCTATAGTTCCAAGACTCATTGTTGCATGATTAGTTGTTAGCATTGCATCAGGACCAGCATCAGCATTCGCTAACACACTAGTCATTGCAATACCTGTAGGGAAAACTTTTCCTGTAATGTCTACACTAGGTGTAGAAAGTGTAGAAGATAAAGCTATACCAGAAACAGTAAAGCTCGCATCAATTTTAAAAGACTCAGATCCTAAAGACGAAGTTAGACTTTGCCCAGTTACAGAAACATTTATGTCACCTAATAGGCCCCATGTTCCTAGACTCCAAGTTTGTTCACTCCAACCTGCCATAGGATTTTAACTCCTATGATTAACCAGAGATTCTTAAAATCGCTGCTGTTGATGTAGCTGCTGGAAACTGAATTGTGAAAACACCTGCTGTCGCTGTTTTATCTCCTCCAAAATCTAAAGCTGCAACAGCTGCATTAGTTGCAGTTGCTGAAGTGTTATAGATTAAAGCTCCTCTAGCAGTTAAAGTCACACCAGTAAAAGATCTGTCTGCGAAATCAACTCTTGCAACACCGGCTGTTATTGAAGTTCCGCTGTTTACAAGTAACCCACCACCTGCCGCGTACTGACCAGTGTTAGCAACTTCGGTATTAGCTCCACCTCCTGGGTTAGTTGCGTATGCAGTTGTTGTTGAGTTTAGAGTAGCTGAAGAAGTATAAAGAGCGATTTTAAACTTGTCATCACCAGTACCAAAATTATGCTCACCTTCCAATAATTGTTTTTTGAAAGAATTTGCAATCGCTTGTGTAATAGCCATAGTTGTTTATCTCCTTATATTTATTTACCACCAACACGAGGAACACCAGATTGATATTCATCGCGTCTTCGTCTTCCCATTTGTTCTATCGAGAAGCCTTCTAACACTTGTTTATACTTTCCTTCGTATAATTGCAAGAGATCATTTGGCCCTTTTAAGAATGAAAATGCTTCAACTAAGCATGCATACAATAAGCCATTGGGAAATTGTTGACTGACGTATGTTTGTGTATTTGTACTCGATAAAGTCTCAGGTTTCAAGATATAATTTAACTGAATAGTATAAGTAGCATTTGGTGTTGGAGCTAGAACTATTGTGTCATTATCCCACCAGCTATAGTATTTAGGTACACCTTGAGCATTAGTAGGATTAAACTCAGACATAAAACTTGAATCTCTCCACTGTAAAAACTCTCTATTATCAGAAGCGCCTACACCATCTGAATCTACGATTTGAGCTGATCTAATAACTAAAGTATTTTGTGGTGTATCAATAAATCTTGTTCCTGAAATTACCTGAGCTGTTGCATATCTTTTATTTGCATCAAGATCTACATCTCTCATTATTCTTAATTCAGCATCTCGAATAATATCATTTGTAATAGAGTCAGTTAAAACATTTGAACTAACTTCTGTGTAGTCTCTAATTTTTTGTACTAATTCTGCGTAAGTCATTATGTTATTTCTATTAATCCTCCCATACCTATACCATGAACCCAACAGGCATAGTAATAAGTCCCTGTGCTAGATGGAGTCCATTCAACATATCTTTGAGTTGCAGCGTTGAAATTTGTTGTGTTAGTATAGTTTGTTTCATTACTTGTTCCATCTAGATAATATACAACATTCGATGTTACAATTCCAGATTTTAAAGTTGCTTCGTCTGTAGAATTAGAAGTAGTAATAAATAGAGGGTGATTATTATTAGTATTGTCGTCTTGTGTAAATCTAATTTGAGTTCCTTGAGCTATTGATAAACTCATATCTCTCGCTGCATCAAGATAGAAAACATTTCCTGTTCCACCTACAACATATAATGTACCTGAAGCTACAGTAACTGCATAATTTTGAGTTACTGCTGGAACACCTGCAATAACTGTTCCTAAATTTAAATGTGCTTCTCTTTTTATATTAACTTCACTTCCATCATCAGGAACCATACCTTGAGATGCAAAAGAAAAAGGAGCAGGTAAACTTAAATCAACAGCTATTCCTCCTCCACCACCAGAAGCAACTGTAAAAGTTTGTGGTCTTGCATTTCTTAAACCTTGTCCATCTGCAGTAGTTGGTTTTGGTTCTAGTTGTGGATGTTTTGTTTCAAACTCTGATGTATGCACACGTGAGCCATTCCATTCAATAACCATTTCTGTATATGGAAATGCTTGACCAGAACGATCAGATATAAATTGTGCGTATTTTCCTCTAGATAAATTAGACATTTGGATAATAAGTTTTTGGAGTTATAAAAGAACTTGAAGGTGAACCATCTTCTTCTAATGCTCTTTTTAATTCATCTTCATATAATAATTTCATTTGTTGTGTAAGTTCTGGTTTTACTTTTTGTGAAAGATAATAAGCTAAACCTGCACACATACATGGTACAAATCTATACGGTACATCAGATTCATTAGTATAAGCTCCTGCATCTTGAATTCTTTTTACATAATAATAATTAAGTTTGTTTCCAGCCTCAGAGGCACCTGGAGTTAAATATAAAGTAATAGTTACTTTATCAATAAATCTTTGAACAAAGTATTGTGTAGGAGTTCCTGTATTTGTTTTATTTGAAAGACCTTGATACGCAGATCTATTTATTTTTGTTAATGGAAAATCTGTAGAAGAAGAATTTCTATATACAGCTTCTAATACATCATCAACACCATATACTGCTGTTGCATCTGAAGTTCCATCAGACGTTGATCT